GGCGACGATCATCCACCTGGTCACCAGCGGGCCGGACAAGTTGCTGAAGTCGAACAACAAACTGCCGATCCTCACCCCGTCCGGGCAGTTGTCCCGTGCCGGCGTCCACGCTGCCACGAGCCGGCTCGGTCAGACCGACGCCCCACCGGAGAAGATCAGCAGCGCCAAGGCCGCTCTCCGCTCGGCGTACTCCGAACTGAAGGAAGACCCGCCGGACAGCATCAAGGCGTCCGGTGAGGTCGAGGAGTTCGTCAAGACCGAGGACGGTCCGGGCTGGCTCACCCACCCGGTCGACACCGAGCGGCTGCGCACCTACTGGACCAAGGGCAAGGGCGCGGCCAAGATTCGCTGGGGAACCCCCGGCGACTTCAACCGTTGCCGTCGCCAACTATCGAAGTACGTCAAGGCGCAGTACCTCAACGGCTACTGCGCGAACCGGCACTACGACGCCACCGGCTTTTGGCCCGGCAAGGCACCGTTGGAGCGGGTCGGTAAGCACACCGACGAGTCGATCCACCTGGTTGCCTCAGCGGTGCCGGTGGTCTCGGCCCGCTACTTCGACAACCCCGAACTGACCGCGCCGACCCCGGTGACCATCACCGACAACGGACGCATCTTCGGGCACGTCGCCACCTGGGGGACCTGCCACATCGGGATCAAGGGCACCTGCGTCACGCCTCCCCACAGCGCCAGCAACTACGCCTACTTCCACATGGGCGCGGTGCACACGGACGAGGGAGACATTGCGGTAGGCCACGTCACCCTCGGCACGGGTCATGCCGGTCCACGTTTGTCGGCTGCCGCGACGGCGGCGCACTACGACAACACCGGGACGGCCGCTGCGGATGTTGTCGCGGGTGAGGACGCGCACGGCATCTGGATCAGCGGACGTGTACGGGATCGCCTCTCCGATGAGGACCGGTATGCCCTCGCCGCCGCCCCCCTGAGTGGGGACTGGCGGGGGATCGCCGGCAACCTGGAAATGGTGGCCGCGCTGTCGGTCAACGTGGGCGGCTTCCCGATCCCGCGCACCATGCTGGCGGCCTCCGGTGGCGAGCAGACCTCGCTGGTGGCGGCAGGCATCGTGCACCGCACCTCCGAGTCGGTCGACCTGTCCGCTGCGGTCATGGCCGCCGTGGACGAGATCGAAGCGCGCAACCGGCGTCGCCGCATGGCAGCGTTGGCCAAGCAGACCGGGCGTGACCCGAAAAGCCGTATGGCCGAACTGGCGGCCACCGTGAGAGGAGACTGAGGGTATGGCCTGCGGATGCCAGGGCAACAAGGACAAGAACAACACCTACGTCTACGTCTCGGACAAGGGGACGCAGCACACCTTCAAGACCGAGATCGAGGCCCGTGCGGCCCAGATTCGGGGTGGCGGCGGGGGTCGGATCGAAACGAGAACCAAGGCCGCCGCCTGATCCACCTAGAGAAAGGCACGAGATGACCAACCAGCCGAACCAGGACCTCCCTGTGGAGCAGCCCGAGCCGAACCAGGACCTCCCCGAGGAGCCGGGTAAGAGCGGGACCGCACCAGGTCATGACCCGAACGGGCCGGGCAAGAGCGAGGACGCACCGGGACACAACAAGCCGGAAGACCGCTGATTACACGGTGTAACCACCCTTAGCGCCGGACGGTGAAGACTCTTGCACCCCCCTCTCGCAGAGTCGCCCCCCTGATCACCGTTGACGGCAAGAAGCCCCCGGTCTATTCCCGAGACCGGGGGCTTCGCTGTACCCTCCGAACAGAGCCGCCTGTGGAACCTAGTTCTGCGGTGATGACGTACCGCCTAGTCGTGCGCTTCCCATCATCCCGTTCCACAGGAGATAGCAATGGATTTCACCATCGCTGCCGACCTCGCTACCTACTCGGCGGAGGACCTCGCCGCGAAGATCACCGAGGGCCGCGACGCTCTCGATGCTCTCCTCGCGCTTGAGGACCCGTCCGACAGCGACGTCGAGCAGGCCGAGAAGGTCGCCGAGGCGCTTGCCTCGCTCAGCAATGAGACCACCCGGCGCGTTACCGCCAGCGCTGACCGCGCCTCCCGTATGGCCGCGCTCCGCGAGAAGAACGCCCCGGAGCCGGTCGAGCCGGAGGATGAGGTTGAGCCGGAGGAGGACGACGACGTCGCCCCAGCCCCCGACCCGGAGCCGGTAACCGCCCCGACCACGCCCCCCACCAAGGCCGCGCCCACCAAGGCCGCTGGAACCGTGGCGACCCTGTCCCGCCGGGTCTCCCGCCCGGTGATGCCCGAGACGCCGCCCCTCGAAGGCATCGTCATCACGGCCTCCGCCGACGTGCCCGGCTACTCCGCCGGCTCGGTTATGGAGACCTGGGACAACCTGACCGACGGCTTCCTCAACAAGGCTCGGGCCTTCCCGACCGCCTGGGGTATCCCGAACTCGCCGCTGCAGCGTTACCCGGTCAGCCAGTTCAACATGAACTTCCCGACCGAACTGATCGCCTCGGGTTCGCGCGACTCTGACGTGGTCGCCTACGCCAGCCAGGAGGCCCGCCTCCCCGGCCACAGCCTCACCGCTTCCGGTGGCTGGTGTGCCCCGTCCGAGACGATCTACGACCTCTGTGGTGGCGGCTCGACTGACGGCCTCTGGGACCTCCCCGAGATTTCGGTCAGCCGTGGCGGCGTGCGCTACACCTCCGGGCCGGACTTCTCCGCGCTCTACGAGGCGACCTTCTGCCAGACCGAGGCGCAGGCAATCTCCGGTACGCCGAAGACCTGCTACGAGGTCCCGTGCCCTCCGTTCGTGGAGAAGCGGCTTGAGGCGTGCGGCATCTGCCTGACGTCCCCGATCCTCACCGAGGCGGGCTACCCCGAACTCGTTGCGGCGTTCCTGCGCGAGGCGATGATCGCTCACCAGCACGCGATCACCGCGAAGTTGCTCGCTGAGGCCCTCGCCCTGGCGACCTCGATCGAACTCGGTACGCGCGGCTCCTCGGCCAGCGACATTCTCGACACCGTCGAGTTCATCGCCACCGTGGCCCGCAGCAACTACCGGATCAGCTTCTCGGCCACCGTCGAGGTTGTTCTCCCGGCCTGGGTCAGCGGCGCGATCCGTTCCGACCTGTCGATCCGCACGGGTGTCGACCTGCTCGCCGTCACCGACGCAGACATTGCGTCGTACTTCGCGGCTCGCAACGTCAGCCTGCAGTTCGTTCAGTCCTGGCAGGCCCTCGACGCGACCGCGACCGGCTACCCGGCCACGGTCGAGGTGCTGATCTACCCGGCTGGCACCTTCGTCAAGGGTGTCTCCCCGGTCATCAGCCTGGATGCCGTCTACGACGCCGCCTCGCTCAAGCAGAACCTCTACACGGCTCTGTTCTACGAGCAGGGCGTGATGCTGCTGCAGAAGTGCTACAGCGCGTACAAGACGACCATCGACCTGTGCTCCGCTGGGATCACGGGTGCTGCGTCCAACACCGAGTGCCTCACCGGCACGGTCCTCCCGTAATCGCGGGGTCGAACATGTCTGGCAACGACCAGGACTTCCTGGCGGGGGTCACCCCGGATAACGCAACGTTGCTGCTGGCTGCCGCCGAAGAACTCGGATTGCACGCTCGTGTCGTCCAGGTCGACTACAGCCGGGGCGGGTTCACCGCCCCGGCTGAGGTCGTCAAGCGGGCTTCCAGCGGTGGCGAGGAGGACGAGTCAAAGTCCGACAAGTCCGGCCAACCCGACGGTGAACTGCCGCCTAAGTCTCGCCGCAAGAAGGAGTAAGACGTGGCATCTAAGTGCTTCTCGCTTGTCCGTGGCCGGGTGCTTCGGGCTACCGCTCTCGACGGCTGTGGCCGTCCCAAGGCGGCAGCCTGCTCCTCGATCGTCACGGAGGGCTTCATCTCGGTCGCCTTCACGGCGAACACCGACACTGGTGAGGAAATCTCCGTCACCAACGCATCCGGGAAGGTATGTATTCGGGACACTCCGTGCCCGACCTTCACCGGGTATTCCGTAGAGATCACCTTCTGTGAGGTGAACCCCGACCTGTACGCGATGCTGTCCGGACAGGGCTCGGTGTTCGACTCCACGGGTACGGGTGTGGGCTTCCGGGTGAACTCGGATATCTCCGCCTGCGACTCGGGTGTCGCGCTGGAACTGTGGTCCAGCGTTCCCTCGGTGGTCTGCGACCCGCAGGACGCCAGCGCCGCTGGCTCCTACGGCTACATCCTGGTCCCGTTCCTGCAGGGCGGTGTCCTGGGCGACTTCACCTTGGAGAACGACGCGGTGTCGTTCACCATCACGGGTGCGGCCACCAAGACCGGCTCCGGCTGGGGCGTCGGCCCCTACGACGTGGTCTCCGACGGCTCGGCGTCCTCGCCGCTGCTGACGCCGATCACCAGCGGTGACCACCTGCACGTCCAGTACACGACCGTTGCTCCTCCCGACCCGTCCTGTGACTGCGTCTCCAACGGCGTCGAGGCCACGGGTGCGAACGCGGGCAAGCCCGGTACCTGGACCCCGGTGGACTCCTACGCCCCGCAGAACCTTGCGGAGACGACCGGAGTGACGGCCAGCCCGGCGACCCCCTGGACCGTCGGTCAGTACATGGTCCTTGGCGACAACTCCCGCGCATCGTGGAACGGCACCGCCTGGGTTGCAGGCGAGGCTGGGGCCACGGTCCTGACCGCGTCCGAGCAGGACAAGACGCAGGACAAGGCGTCCCCGCAGGACAAGGACACCAAGGCCAAGAAGTAGTCCAAACTGAGGGCGGGCTGGTTACACGGTGTAATCGGCCCGCCCTCGGCATGAGGAGTCCGCATGGCGACCACTGACGGCCTGTACTGCTGGCCGATCGACCTCGGTTGTTGCGCCGAGTTCGACTCCTACCCAGAGGAGGTCCAGGCTCGGGCTCAGGCCCTGGCTGGGCTGACCCTCCACACGCTGACCGGGCACCGGATCGGCGGCTGCCCGATCACCGTCCGGCCCTGTCGGCAGCGGTGCTCGGGCTATGCCGGCTCACAGTTCTACTGGTCTGGCACGGCCTCGTTCTCCCCGCTGAACTGGAACGGCACCTGGTTCAACTGTCACTGTGGCGGCGACGAGTGCAGTTGTGGTGCGCTCTGCCAGATCGAACTCCCCACCCCGGTCGGTGCGGTCAGCGAGGTGACCATCGACGGCGAGGTCCTCGACCCTGCCGCCTACCGGGTGGACGACGCGCGATACCTGCTGCGGGTGGACGGCGAGTGCTGGCCAGACTGCCAGGACATGACCGCCGCTCCCAACGAGGTGGGCTCGTTCACGGTCACCTACCTCAACGCGGTCCCGGTCGACCCGATCGGGGAGTACGTGGGGGGTCTGCTGGCCTGTGAGTACGCCAAGGCGTGCTCGGGGGCCAAGTGCCGGCTGCCCTCGGGGGTCACGGAGATCACCCGGCAGGGCATCAGCATGTCCATCAACCGGGGTGCGTTCCCGGACGGTCTGACCGGTATCCGCGAGGTCGACCTGTACGTGCAGAGCGTCAACCCGTATGCGCTGAAGACCGCACCAGCGGTGTGGACGCCGGA